AAGATGCCGACATGCTCGGGCCAGGAGATGTCGCCTACCAATTCCAATCCAAGCCGGTTGAGCTTCGCCCGCACTGTCCGGTTGGGCGTCACCTCGATGGTTGTCGCATGACGCGCAAGGTTATCGATATTCTTGCGGCCAATGTCCGTCAAATGGCATGTCGTGGCCGTGACCACCAAGGGGCGGGTGCCAAGTTCGATAAGCTTCAAAACCTGCCAATGGGAATCCTTGCCACCAGAGGAAGGAACGATGCAATCGTAGCCCGAGCCATTCTTTGAGGCCCCCTCAAGAACCCGTAGCAATTCATCCTCACGGGCTGTCCAATCAATCGCCGCCCGCTTGTCGAAGGCCCGGCAAGCCGAGCACACGCCAGCCTCGTCGAAGTGAAGATCGGGCTTCGTCTGAGGATAAAGGCAGCGAATACAGCGCTTCATATCGCCTCCAATCCCGTTCTCAACTCGTCAACCGTCATACGACGCGCCATGTCGCTCGTCAAGCCATCACGCATGCCCTCGTGCTTCTTCTCGAAGCCATTGAGACCTCGTATGTCCATTGTCGCTCCCATAGCGTCAACCAGGTCCTCAAGGCGATACGCGGGCAGCTTAGGGATCACCATTTCCCCACCCCGCATGGTCTCGATGGTGTGGGTCACCAAATCGACCGCCTCGCCCATGGTCATCCAAAACCGNGTGCAATCAGGGTCCGTTACTGGCACTGTAGCGACGCTCTTCAGAATCTCCCGCCATTTTGGGATGACCGAGCCCGCACTCCCCGCGACATTCCCATACCGGCATACGGCGAAGATCGGGCCACTCTTCCCGCGTGTGTTGTTGGCGGCCAGAAGCAACGATTCAGCCAACGCCTTCGATGTTCCATAGGGGCTCACGGGCTGGTAAGCCTTGTCACTCGAAAGCCCTACCACCTTTTCAACCCCGGCGTCTTGTGCCGCCTCGATCACGTTGATGGCACCAAGTACGTTGGTCTTGACCATCTCTATCGGGTTGTAATGTCCAACCTCGATTCGTTTCAGAGCCGCAGCGTGGACGATGGTCTCAATGCCCTCCATCGCCCGGCGCAACCTGTCGCGGTCGCGCACGTCGCCAATGAACCAACGCANCCTTTCATCCTCGTTATATTCGTCTCGCATCGCGGCCTGGGTATGCTCGCTACGCGAAAAGACGCAAACCCGCTCGGCACCAAGACCGAGAACCCTCGGCACGAACGCTCGGCCGAAGCTACCCGTCCCACCCGTGACCAGGACAGACCTCACGCCACGCTCATGAGCTTGTGGGCCTTCTCGTTAATCTTGGCCCCATAGTGTGCGACAGCCCTATCTAGTGGTATGTCGGAACCTATGACATCAAGTAACCGGGCGATCTCTCCCTCGTCTTGCGCGAATAGCCTATCGGCAGAAATTTCCTCAACCTCAAACGTCGCTGCTAGGGCCGCCACAAACCGTTCAGTGAAATCAAGATACCAGTAGATCATCTGCTCTTGAGACACATCCGAATGCATCCACTTGAACCCAGGATTGAACTCATAGGTCAAGGGTTCCAGTTGATTCCCCTGGAACTGGTTCTTGCGATAAAAGGATTCGAAAACCTTCTCTGGGTCGCGCCTCAGATAGACGAGCTTGCCCTTTGGGTGCAACGCCATGAACGTTGGGGCGAAGATCGCATCCCAATGGTTCAATGCCACCATTGGCTTGCCCATGGCGATGGCCGACAACCATTCCGCCGCGCGACTTGAGAGCCATAACTTGGCACAACTCAAATCCTCATAAGCGCCATCCACGAGCCGGCACATCATCTCCCAACGGGTAGCGACCGCTACATGCCACCAATAAGCGTGATGTGGAATTACGTTCGTGCCACGGAGCAAGTGGTACAAAGACATCGTTCCACACCGGCCCGTGGAGACCACCATCACATGTGGTAGCTCCTGGTCGATGTTGTCAGCGTGAAAGCCAGGGTCAAAAACATCCAGGAACGCTTGGATGTGGGCTGGCTCTATATCCGATATTAAGCGCCCATTCTCAGGGGGCTCAGGCGGGGACTCGGGTATGCGGGTAACCATCCCATCGCCTTCCGGGTCTTGATATGGGATCGAACCCTTCGATACCCTCCCACGCATGTGCCGCAACATGGAAAGATCAGCACCTAGCGGACTCTGAGCATACCTTGCCCTGGCATCATCGAAACTACCCTGTTCCGCCAAGTACCAGCCCATGTAGGCGTGGCAAGCGTCCTCTCTGGACACGTCCATGGGCGTGCGTAATACGATCAAGGTGTCAAATAGTCACGCGCCCACGAAAGCTCGGCGGTGGCTCCTTCNAGGTAGACGATGTCCTTGCTAATCAACGACGAGGTTTCCACCAGCGCGTCTCGCTCCCGGGCCAACTTCGTCTTCCTGGCCTCTGCGTCGTAGCCAGACTCTCTTGCAGCGTCGATCTCCTTAATAACCGCCGCGTTCTCGGCAATCATCGCGCGGGTGTGGCGGATCGTCTCGTCGTAAGTCTTCAATCTCGAATCGTTCTCTGCCTTTCGCTTCTCTAGCTTGTTCAAAAGTGGGTCATCTTGCCACAGGGGATAGGGCACTGGTTCATAGACCAACCCACTAGAAGCTAGGCGGGACACGGGAATGCCCAAGACCTTTGCCACCTCGATAAAGTGGCGGAACCCAGCCCGCTGCTCCCGGTATTCAGTACCGTATTCCATGTCAACACCCCAGAAACCCAACTCCCCCTCAACTGGGGTTCCATTCAAGGGCCGCAACTCGTCAATAGCCAAGGCGATCATCCAAGAGAAGGTCGAGGTCATGAAATAAGTGCCAAAGCGGTCGGTAATTCGTTGCGTTGGGTACTGACTAATCTTTGGTCCCAAATCTAGCTCTGGGTAGAACATGAAAAGCTCCACATCCGAGGTGAAGGTCTTCATGGTCGCGCGCCAAGCATTAGCCCAATCCCTGGGCTCGCCATCCAATCTGTGCAACTCGAACCAACGAGTCGCCCGGGTGACACAATCCGCACGGGCTGACACGCCCCAGATTTCCCAAGACTTGTCGCCATAAGGTGCTTGCACGCCGGAGCTGGCAGTACCAACCAAAGCGATCTTGCGGTTCTTCTTCTTCGCCATTCAATCTCCAAAAAGGTGGGGCGAGGCCCAAAGGCCCCGCCCCAAGACAATCCTACGTGCCGCCGAGGACCACGCTGCCACCACCTGGCGCAACTAGCGAAGCGTTGGTGTTGAGAGCGTAAATCTTCCAGCGAGTCGCCGAAACGCCAACGACGTGGAAGCCCTCGCCCTCGGTCTGCAACTTGATCACGCGGTTGCCAACCGAATCGTAGGTAACCCCCGTCGCCCCCGACCCGCCAGCATCAAACTGGATGATGGCCGATCCGGAGTCGTCGCGGCGAACGATGACTTGGGCACCCGCATACACCGTGGGCAACACGAAGCGCGTCGCCTTGGTGATGGAGGTGCCAACCTCATTGTGACTGACGGTAAGCGTCTTGACGGCAGACGCCGAGGAAGTGCCCGGCGAGCCAACCGGCAAGTTGCCCCCAGCGAACTGGGTCGTCACCGAACCCGAAGAGATCGCGGAGACCCGATGCCAGAAGCTGCCATCGGTACACTGCGACCAGATCAAGTCGTCGGCCGTCAAGTTGAGGTCGTCGTCGCTGTTGTTGAAATACCCGGCCGTGAGCACCGTAGTCATCGCATCGGAGCCCGCGTCGTGGGTATAGGTGAGATCACCGGGCGCACCGGCACGGAGGTGAAGAGTTCCAGCAGTGTATGCCATGATTCAGCCCTCCTAGCTGGTCACGATGGCTGCGGAATCGTCCCACAGCGCTTCGATGACACCCGTGTCATCAATCAACACAGCCCCACCGCTCATCATGTGGTTAACAAACCACGATGCACGGTCACCATGCCAGGTAATATCCGCTGCCACCATGTCGTTAGCAGCCGAATTATTGGCATGTGCTCCGGTCGCGTAGCCAACGGCGTCTCGATGCCATATATAGCCCGTGGCCGAAGCAGCAGCCGCGTTTGGCAAGGCGTTGTGGACTTTCCACATGACGCCGTTCCACAGCTTCCACCGCTGCATGATCGGCGCGCCCTCGATCAGGGGGAGCCCGTTNGCACCGATGAAATCGGCACGCTGGAACTCCTCCACCGTCATCATCTGCGACCAGAGTCGCGGAGTGATGAGGCCATAACGCAACCCATCGTTAGGCACGTCATTGGCGTCGAGGGCTTCGACCCATTCGAGCATCGTCGATTGGATGGTCGCATAGCTCGTCACCGTGACGGCAATCTGCGTTTGCGACGTACCATTCAAGGCAGTGATGATCTGGTCATCAACCTTGCGACCAAGGGCATAGGCGCCGCCCCTTGCTAAGGCCATTCGCTCGTTGATAGTGATCTTGCTTTCATCGAGCATATCCGACCAATCCCCGGCGTAGAAATCTGCGAGGGTGGCCGAAGGGGCCGTATGGGTCTGGTTCATCGGCGTGATGGTGCCGTGACGAGCCTTGGTCGTCGCTGTCCCAGAGCCGATTTTCTGGAACACAGCACTTGAACCAACCACGCCGTTCTTCATCTGAACGCCGGGCCGGAGAAGGCTACCTTCACGTTGGAACACATGCTTCACGTCAGCAGTGTATGCCGTGACGAAGGCAGTACTTACAGAAGTACTCATTGGTCTACCCTACATCTTGGGTTGATGTCAGGCAGTCCATCTGGTGAGCCAGCTAAGAACTAGGTGGGTGAGCCCTCTTAGGCCGAGCCTTGGAAGGGGCCACTAGGTCTATAAACTGGGGCGTCTGGATTGCAGTGGTTGTCTGGAATAGGGCCTCAATCGAGGGTGAGCTACCCCAAGACAATATTACGCGGTCGTTGGCCCACTCGCGGGCGCAGTGCCGTGTAATTTCGTGAGAAGATTGCGCTCTTGGGTATCAAGGCGCGCCGCAGTATCGCTATCTTGCCGATCATGCGCAGCGTACCTTTGCTTCCGCAAGGCGTCAATCTGATCTTGAATGGTTTCGCGTTCGCTCGTATCCATAGGTGGCCCCAAACTTCCTTCTCTCATCTCACGGCCAACTTTGGCAAACATCCTCATGATAACCGCGTGGTCAAGGAGAAATTTACCACCCTTGGTTTCGATCTGCTTGGCTTCCTCAAAGTCACTACCAAGGAACTGCTTGGCAGCACGGGAAACAGCTACCATGTTGCGCTCATAATCGTCACGCCATTCCTCGCGAAGCTCGGCATCCTGCTTGTCAGCGTAGTCCTTATCATTCCTATCCAAGGTTGCTTGGCCTTGGGTTTGAAGCTCATTCCAAGCCAAATTAAGAGCCTTGGCTTGATCAATTGTGATCGACTCATTAAGAAACACATCGGCCATTACGGTCTGAAATGCCTGATCGCCATCGGTGGCCTCATGATTCTCAGGCATGACAAATTCATAACCTTCAGCACTCTCGGGAACGCCCATGGCCTTGTGAAACTTGGCTTTATCATCATCACTCGCGTCGTCGCCAGGAACACGGATGCTTGTACTCTCACGCTTACGGAAATCGGAAATGGCCTTCATGGCATCGCCAACGGTATTGAATCTCTCGGCGATCTTACGCATATCGGGCTCGACCACGGCATCGCGCCAATTGGGTGCGCCGGCATCCTTGCCATTGCTCTTCTTATCTTTGGCATCACCATCCAGGCTTACTTGGCTTTCATCGATCTCTGATGGTGTCGCGTTTTCGCTCTCACCATTATCAATCGCCGTATTTTCCTCGGCCATTTCTACCTCATATCCACTGGTTTCACGCTGTGAGCGCGAGTCTGGCGCTCGGTAGGCTCAAAATGCATCGCCGCCAATATCCTCAAGCAGATGCTCCGCTCGCCTTCAGCGAACTCTGTATCTCCAGGAGTTGGCCTCTTAGATGTATGCCAAACATGGCCCCAATCCATGATTTGGCTCAACACCCGGCGGCCCCGTTCGTCATCCAAAAACAACGCGCGGAAATCGCGAAAGCGGTCCATCTCCATATAAGAAACGGTGGCACGCCCGATTTCGGCCAATAAAGCTTCTGGATCGGGGCGGGGTAGTCTACGCCCGAACAAGACACGGGCAGCAATTCCTAGTCGGCTCAACCCACGGCACCCAACTTGCCAATAGCTGAAGCTCCCTTGTCCGCTGCCTCGGCCATTTGTTGTGCTGCCGCAAGCTGTGACGCCTCTTGTTGCGCCTTGGCGCGAGCTTGGCGCAGAGCGTCAACATCTTCAGCCCGACGTACGAGTGTCGTGGGAACGCGATTGGCGCGAGCCTGGAAGCGCAAATAAGCGTCAATGTCGAATAGATCAATAGCATCTGGATTGATTTGTGCCGTCTCTGCAACTTCCATCTTGAACAAAGTGGCAATTTGAGCGTCCATCTTCTCACGGATCAACTTGAGTGGGCTTTCATACTCAAAATTTACGTTCCGACCTTGCAAGGATGGGGGAATCTCAGCAAATCCCCCAGCGCGCAACATGATGGCGAAGGACCGCTCGACCAATGGCGCGATGTATTCAGCTTCCAATCGCGAAAATAAGGGACCAGCCTCACGTAGGAACTCCTCTCGCCGTTCGATAATCTCGGTGGCCGTCATCTCAGGGCCACCCACCGGCAGATTAAATCGATCACGGAAGAAGGCCATGCCCACCTGCTCACGTACATCACGCTGCATGTCGCGCGTGATCGGCAAATTGGCGCCGGTCGGCATGGTAAACAATGGGTTCCCTCTCACGGCCTGGGCCGCGTTCACATCGTAATAAGTGATGCCACCAGGGAACGTATTGGCCTCACTAAACGAGCCATCATTGGGTGCCATGATGGGTGGATCGGCGGCGCGTTGGCCAGCCACCAGGATCGTCTCCCCCATAGCCTGCAAGGTATTCGCGTCTGGAAGAGCGATCATGCCTGGTGAGCGCCCATAACCTTCGCCAGGAACCGTGTCCATGCGAGGTATCATGTAGGGCATCTCGTGAAAGCCCTCTTCCAA